AAAGCAACTTCTAAAACTAAGAGATTTAAGAAAACTAAAAAATTTATAGAGTTGCAACCTCAAATTGCTAAGTGGATTAAGTATATTTTATGGTCGGATACTGTAGTAGTAATTAAAGTAAATGATAAGTTAACATTTGATTCAAGAAATCCTAGTGCTTATGAGTAATATAATTTCTATTGAAGAACAATTAAAAAAAGCGCAAGAACTTTTATCTGAAGATGAGTTTATTCGTTTAAAAAATTATATTGAAAGCGGTAAACATCCTTTAGCTCCTGATGTTTGTGCTAAGTTTTTTGAGTTATATTTAAATGGTTCTGATTGCAAAGAAATCCATAGATTAAATAAAGGGTTTCCATATGAAGCAATTTTATGGGCACGTATTAAATATAATTGGGACGAAATGCGAGACCAATATATTCAATCATTACAAGAACATATTAAAGAGAAAGTAATGAAAGCACAACTTGAGACTACGGGACTTATAAGTGATATTTTAGTAGCAACTAATAGACGTTATTCTGATAAAATAAAAAGATATTTACAGACAGGTGATGAAACAGAGTTAAAAGGTGTATTAAATATAGATAGTATAAATGGATTGCTTAAACTAATGGATGGGCTTTTAAAAATTACAGGACAAGATAAGGTTACTAAAACTATTAGTGAAGTTAAAAATACTACCAATGTAAATATCAATACTAATATTGAAAAAATTAGTCCAGAAACTGCAGCAAAAATTTTAGATTTAATTACTGAAGAGAGAAATAATCGAAATAATTCATGAATACGTTTAATGAAGAATTAGCAAAAACATTTTTAGTTCGTTTTAGCAGTCCCGACCATTTAAGAAAATGGGTTGGTAACTTTTTAGATTTATGGTTTCCAGACTCTTTTGTTGACCCAGAAAGTAATTCTAGCCCAATTCATTGGATGTATGAAGTTTATAAAATGTATGAAAAAAATGAGGCTAATTTATCACCTGAAGTTTTAGTGATTTCTTCGCGTTCTTCATACAAAACACTGTCTGAAGCAGTATTTGCAATTATTGCGATGCTCCATTTTAAAGCTACTGTTGCTCATATGGCTGCAATTGTACCTCAAGCGTCTGCTGCTCAAAATTATATTGAAAGATTTTTATTAAAGTTAAAGCCTTATTTGGATTACTATAATATTAAGTTACATTCTCAAAATAGTAGAGAGGTTTCTTTGGAACACCCAGATGGCTCTAAGGCGGGTCTTAAGATTATTGTTTGTACAGTAACGGGAGCTAATTCTTCTCATACAAATATATTCACAATCGATGAAGTAGATACTATTAGGTCTGCTGAAGGGTTAAGAGCATATAAGGAAGCGAAATTTATTCCTGATACTTTTAACGGTCAATTTCCTGTAACTATTAAAACTTCTACATTGAAATTTGCTGGGGGGCTTTTTTCACAGGAGTGGGATGCGGCTATAAAAAAGAACTATAAAGTATTTAAATGGAATATTTTAGATATTACTGAGTATTGTCCACCAGAGAGACATAGACCAGATTTACCTAAAGAAACACGATATATTAGTAAACATTTACCTCTTTCTACTTTAACTCCAGAAGAATTTGAAAGTCTTACAGATAGAGAAAAAGAAAGATACGAACCCATTGAAGCAATGGGTGGATGTGCTAAATGTCCATTACTTCCTGTCTGTAAAGGTAATCTGTCTAAACGTTCACCAAAAGATAAAGGTGGTTTATGGAAAACTATTGATTTTACTATTAGTCAGTTTACAAAAAGCGATGAAGACCCTGATATTGCTGAGTCGCAATTGCTATGTAAACGTCCTCAATCTCAAGGTTTAGTTTACCCAAGATTTTTAGATAGCGCAGATGGCAATGGTAATGTTTATACTATTGAGCAAGCTTTTGAAAGATATTTAGGATTTAAGCCTAACAAAGATGTTAATTTAACAAAATTAGTTTCAATTTTAAAAGAAAATGGTATTAAATTTTATGCAGGTGTTGACTGGGGGTATAGACACGCTTTTGCTTTAGTTGTGGGTGCACTACTTCCTAGTCATGAGTTTTGGTTAATAGATGCTTATTCAATACCTAAATTGGAATTTGATGAAATGTTATCATTAGCAAAAGAAGTTAGAGATAATTATAAACCTTTAAAGTGGTTTGCGGATACTGCTGAGCCTATGTTCATACGTTCATTTAATAAAAATAAAATGCCTTGTGCAGAATTTAAAAAAGATGTAAGAGGTGGTATAGAAGCAATTAGAGGTCAAATTGTAAATGCAGCTGGTATTAGAAGACTTAAAGTGATTAGGCATGATAGAACACAAATTTTAATTGATATGTTTAAAAATCATGCATTTAAATTAGACTCGGTTGGAAATTTAACTCAAGAACCTGATGACGGGATATATGCTGATATTGCCGATGCTTTAAGATATATGGGTCAAAATTTATTTACAGCTAAAGGCGAAGTTTTAATCACTGATATTAAAAAGTTAGAAACTTTAGATGCACCAAAACCAGTTGATTTAGAAAGACCTTTAGCTCCACTAATAGAAAATATGGCTAACAATAGCGTTTCTTTAAGAGGTAAATCAGGTAGTGTTTTATGGGATTTTGGCGGAGATGATGAGACCTAATCTTTAATGTAAGGGAGTGTTTTTATTATGAAAAGTATTTTAAATATCACAAATCAATTGTTAGCTTATAATGACCCAATGATTACTGATAACCCTCAGCAACGTTCGTTTGATTTTAGTAGAAAGTTATATTCATTAGAAATAAATAAACCTCAAAGTAATATTATAGTACTAGCACCTAATACTTCTTATACAATTTATGATGGTACGGTAAGCACGGGGTTGGATAATACTTCGCAGCTTACGGTTACAAGATTGTCATCTAATGATTCTGTTTATCGATTAAGTGTGACAGGTAATGTTAGTTTTAAAACATTAAGAGCAGTAAGTGGTATTACAACTTGTGACGTAACTATAAACAATAATGCAGTTGCAGAATTTAATTTTGCAGGTGCAAACTTGTCATCAGTACAATCTGGTGATATTATGCGTATTAAAAGTTTTGATTTATATGATACTCCACCATTTGCATTTAATCCATTAAATTCTGGTTTTTGGAGAGTAGTAGGAGTAAATGGTAGTGTAGTTACTGCCATCAGAGATGGTGATTTTGTTGGTATTAATGAAAATATCACCACAAGTGTTGCTTCTGATGTTATTTTTTATGCAGATGATGGCGTTCAAGCAAATGATTACATGTCTATTATTGGTACACTTAATGTAGTTTCAAGAAAAATTTACCAAGTATTAAATGCAACACCAAATACTATTGATTTTCTTGCTACTACTCCAATACCCGTTGAGTCTAATGTACCCTACATACCTAATACTTTGATTATTTATAAGTCTGCGAAAAAATTGATTTATATTGAGACTACCCAAGATGCGGTTGTTCGTTTTAATGATGATACTTCAGATAACAATATAATTACACCAATTCAAGTGGGAGATGAAAATTTACCATCTTTTATTTCTAAGTGGGGTTTGACTTATAAATGTGTTATTGTAAATAAATCTATTAGTCCGATGACTGTCAGATATTTTATGTGTGAGTAAATAAGTTATGGCTGAAAATAACAACCAAAACAATAATCAATCTAATAAACTTAAACGCAAGGTTTTTATAGCTGACCCTAATGTCATGCCTTTTTTTGAGGAAGAAGAAGGCGTTCAAAAGTCTTCTCCAGAAGAAGAAGGGTTATTACCTGCTATTTTAAAATCATTAAATAAACAAGAACGCAAGACTGTTAGAATGGCGTTCGATGTTGACCCATACACCGCCAATCAGGTTGGTGCTCTGGGAATGTATTATGTTAAAACCAATCTTACGCCAGACCCATTACTTAAGAGAATTGCAGGTGTTAATGGAGACGAATTAGTTAACCAAATTTTACAAGCTAGGTCTAATATCGTAGCTTCTTTTGGTCGTCCTAGAACTTCTAGGTTTTCTATTGGATTTGAATTAGAAGAAATTACAGAAGCGACATTAAATTTATCTCCTGAAGAAAAAGAAAAAATTGTTAAGCGTTTAGACTATGTAAAGAAATTCCTATGGAATTGTGGTGATGGTTTAGCGGTAGGTGAGCATACACCTATTAACTTATCTCAATTCTTAAAAATGATTACAAGAGATGGGTTAACTTATGGTAGGATTTGTGTTGAACGATTGTATACTTATAAATTAGAAGATGGCGAGTTAAAAGAAGTATTTTATGGGTTTAGACCAGTAGATAGTGGTACTATTTATTATGTAGTACCAAGTCAACAACATGACCCGAGTTTACGCGTGCAAGCTATTGAGTTACTTTCCCAATTAAAAAATGAAAAATTAGACCCAGAAAAATATAAACGCGATGAATACGTTTATATGCAAGTGATAAATGGTCGTCCAACTCAAGCTTTTACTGCAAAAGAACTAATATGGTACAATCTTTATCCTACTACTAATGTTGAATATAATCGTTATCCATTGACTCCAATAGACCAAGCTTTAAATGCTATTACAACTCACATTAACATTACAATTCATAATAAATTATATTTTCAACATGGTCGTGCAGCTCGCGGAATGCTAGTGATTAAGTCAGATTCTGTTGATGATGGTGCAGTGCAACAAATTAGTAGAAATTTCCATCAATCTATAAATTCAGTTCAAAACTCATGGCGCATGCCAGTATTTGCAGTTAGTCCTAATGAAGATATTACTTGGCAACCGATAGAAATGTCAGGTAGAGATGCTGAGTTTCAATATCTATCAGATAATAATGCAAGAGTGATTTTATCAGCTTTTCAAATGTCGCCAGAGGAACTTCCTGGTTATGCACATCTTGCTAGAGGTACTAATACTCAAGCACTAGCTGAGAGTAATAATGAATGGAAGCTTACAGCTGCAAGAGATGTTGGACTTCGTCCGTTATTGAATGATATTCAAGATTTATTTAATACACATATTTTACCTGAAATTGACCCAGAAATTGCAAAATATTATAAAGTAGTATTTGCTGGTTTAGAGCAGGATAGCCCAGAAAAAGAGGCAACTCGTTTACAGCAAGACATGACTATTCATATGACTTACAATGATGTTTTAGAAGCTGTAGAAAAACCTCTTTTACCAGAGGAACTAGGTGGTAAATTTCCACTAAATCCTGCTTTCCAACAAGTAATTTTTCAGCATTTAACAGTTGGTGAAATTTTAGAAAACTTTTTTAATCGTAAGGGTGCATCTAAAGACCCAAGATTTCAATACGTTAGAGACCCATTTTGGTTTCAATATCAAAATATGATGTTACAAAAAGCACAAATAATGATGCAGCAACAAATGATGATGCAACAACAAGCAATGCAACAACAAATGAGTCAAATGCAAGGTCAAGATGAAGGTCAAAATCAAGATTATGGACAAGCATTAGAAAATGAAGATTATAGCCACGAAGAAGATTTTAGTCAGTTACCGCCACTTCCTACTGGTAACCCAGAAGAAGACCAGAAAAAAATGGAAGAATGGTTATTTTCTTTTGGTGAATCTTTAAATAAAGCAGTAAAAAGTAATCATACCAAAATTTCTAAGATTTTATTAAACAGACAAAGGCAGTTAGTAGATACACATTTAAAAAATTGGAAGAAAAAAACTAAAGAGGCATTAGATAAAATGCAAGAAGTTTTAAAAAACGCTGATAAAGACGATGAAACTGAATAAG